GTCATTATTTCTACCGTTTCCAGTAGCGGCGGCTATATCTGATAAGCTATAATTTCCATCCATAATATAATCTCCTTTTTGTGTATTTACATCAATCTGGCCAGATTGTAATGTACTATTTCATATTCTTCAGCAGACTCTGAAATTGCCCTGCCATCTGCTGAACTTGATTAAGTTGCTGTTGGGAAATCTTCCCAGACTGTAACATCTTCTGGATTTCTTCCTTCGGGTCTCCCTTAAAATTCTGCTTAAACTGTATAAACTGCTGTATCATTTGCATTGGTCCGTTTCCCTGCAACATCCCACCGCCAAGTACGTTAAACAATGGATTACTCATCTGCGCTTCCTCCCTTGACTGCTGATTCCTGCATGGTATTAGCCCTAGCAGGTTCAGAAAAAGAATTTAATCGGTTTATGATAGCTTCGTATTTACCCTTTAAATCGTCATATTCCTGTCTGGTGACATATTTGCTATCCATGTTCTGAACAGGCTGTTTGGGTGGCATCTGGGAGCCTACCTCGTGGTACTCAAACGTCCGTAATGGCTGTGGCATACCGGAAACGTCTGTGGATTTTATGTAGAACTTTTCACTTTCACTGTCCATCAGTAAAACGCTTGTTCCGGGTGCTACCAGATAGGATTTTGCGCCGACTTCGCCGGATACCCACAGGATACCGCTATTATTCTGCTGTGGTTGCTGTACTGATTGAGCTGGAATCTGGACAGGCTGTTGCTGGAACTGATTCATCTGCCCCGGAACACCAAAACTATATTGATAAGGATTGTTATATAATGCCATCTTATACACCGCCTTTCTGATTATATTTTTACATAAAAAAAGAACCGGAAACAGGTCATTTCTGGCTCTAATTAGTATCCAAAAAGTATCAGCACACTTTAATTATTTTATTGTTCACCCGGCGGCTTAACCGTTTTGCCGTGGATATACTCACGTTCATCTGCTCAGCACAGTATTCGAGCGTATATTCCTTGCATCTCAGCCGAAACAGTCTTTCTTCGTCCGGTGTGAAATTACACTCTATCAAGAACCTGTCTATATCTTTCTTTGTGAACACATATAATTTCATGAGCATACCCCTTACTAATGCTAACGTTGATTCTGCGCAAGATAATTTGTAAGCTTCTGTTTTGTTTTTTTTAATTCTTCTACATTATTCCCACTAATCTGACTATCCAGCATGGTCGACAACACTTCCAGAATTAATGAATCTCGTTCTGCGATTCTCCGAAGACTTTCATAATCTCGTCTATCATGTTCTTCCAGTGTTTCTACTCGCTTATTAAGTCGAAATGCCGGTGTAATCCATTTAAAGATTACTGCTGCCGCCCCTCCGACAATAGACACTCCTCCGCAGATAGAAAGGAAAATCTGTACAAATTCTGATATGCTCATTTAGCTACTCCTTTTCCCAGTAATATACCGGGATCTCATTACCACTATCCCATGTATCGAAATATTTGCCCTCTTGTACCGTCACCACATGACCATCTATGCAGAGAATGTACGTGCCTGTCGAATGATCTGTACAAAAGTCGTTGACTGTATAGATATATCGTTCTGATTGTTCAATCAGTTTGCGTCTGTACCCACGTTTATAGAGGTACGCTCCCCAGACATAATTCGCACTTGGCATATCTGACAGAGCACACGCCTGTATCATTAATCCGGTGAATACCGTTTCCCAGTCGAAGCCGGTTGCTTTACATATTGCCCGGACAACGCAATCTCCCGTTCTCTTGTCCTTAACAGGATTTGGATTGTAATATTCCCATCTATCCATCAGTCAATCCCCTTTGCTGTTTTATATCTCTTTGCCGCTCCTCTGGCTTTTGCGGCGTTCCGACGATTCCACTTAGCGATCATGAGCCGGTCTTGCAACTCTCTTAGATCATTGTCTTTGCAGTAATCTTTGTATGCAGCATTTTGTTTCTGTAAAAGATAAGACTTCCGGTCAAGGTCTTGCTGTAATGCGAATTTTGCCTGTTCGTCCTTGCAGTTATCAACCGCCGCTTGCATTCCAAGGACTTCACGCTTTGTTTTGCGGATTCTTCGCTCATAAGCACGTTGCCGCTGTTCTTTTTCGTACTGCTTTCCCTTGTCGGCTTTATCCTGTGCTGATAGTTCTGCATAAGGATTAAATTCCCCGTCACTTGCCCCAAAGCTATGCCGACAGTTAACTCCTGATAGTCCACTTGCCGTTCCATATCCGGTCAATGAGAACGGCGGAAATTTCTTGCTCTTGCCAGAACGAGAGTATATCTTTCCTTGCCACCATGCGTGATTGCCCGGATTCTCACCGCCGTCACCTGTTCTGGCTCCCATGTGAGCACTGACCAGAACTAAATCCCAGTTCATTTCTTCCATGCGTTTGAGGGATATATCTCCAGTAGCCTGAGCCACGCCAGTTCTGACAGAGCGTGCAACCGCTGTTTCAATTGTATCTTTTCTGCCGGATGGGTATGTGACGGTAACACCATCTGATACGACATTATTAACTGCCTCTTTGATGGCTTGCGTATAGCCGACTGCCCCAGTCATCACATGGTTATAGGCAAGGTCACATTGCTCGATATAGAGCCTTTGAGCGGCACTTGCGGTTGTTCTTGTGAAGTTCTTCCACTCTCCCATAGTCGCAAGCATATTTCGCTCCATGAGTCTTATCATAGCCGGCGACTGTTCAAGCGGCACAGGGCTTAATCCTGCTGCCTTGTATATCTTATCGTCATAGTTCATTGCAGTGATTCCGGCATCTTCAAACGCCTCAAGAAGTTCCCGATGTTCGCGTTTGGTATATTTGGATAATTCTGCCAGAATATCCTCTAGCAGCTCACCCGATTCCTGTAGCGTTCTGATTCTCCACGCATCGGCATTGGTCAGAATATAGTCCTCACCTCTGCCGATTCTTGCCATCATCCTCGACACGATCTCAGAGATGATATACTGATGCAATTCTTCTGCAATCTGTTCGCTGCCCTCTGTTATTCGACGCAAATATTCTGGACTAAGTATAATATATCACCTCTTTCGTCAAAAGTCGTGGTACATGTTTTGAAAATATGCTACAATCAACCTATTAAGGAGGTGTCGCAAAATGTTTTTAAAATTAAAAGTTTATTGTACTTGCGGATGCTGCTATTACATCAACGAAAAAATTTCAGTAGACAAAATTACCTGCCCGAACTGCGGTATTGAATATCCGTACTCCGAAGAAGCTATTAAAATGCTTAAAATAGCGGATGAGATTAGTGACGGTGGTGATCCTGTTCTACCTAATAACTCCAAAATTCGGACGGAAGTTGTAATATCTGAGAATGATACTTATGTACCTCCGTCTGTAGCTGAATTTTGGGAGAAGCATAAATAATTTAATTCTGTTACAGGGAGCACAGCAGAAAATGATGTGCTCCACTTTTTTTACTTAATTAACTAAAGCCCTTTTTAGTTAATTAAGCCTTTGTAAAATAACATATCTCAAATATAATGTTAAACGATGTTTGAGCCAATGTTGCATCTGGACTTGCATTTGTTACAATTATTCCGTCATTACCTACATACATTGATTTTGGTTGTGTAGACGGAAACGACCAACTACCACATAGCACAGGCGTGTTCATCATAGGTTTAAATGGTACCCCGGTAATTTTCATATTCCCTTTTACAACTGACCTATTAAGTGTTCCAATTATTTGACAACTTAAAATCACGAGTTGACCAATTTTTAAATACCTGCAACTATTCACACTAAAAGTTATCCCATCTGTACCACTGTCATCAAATTCCATGCTGATTGTATTGCAAATATTTGATTGTAGATTTTTTTCTGACAGCAACTCTATCCACTTGTTATAGCCGGATGAGTATGATATATATACTTTTTTGAGTGCATCATCCATGGCGACCTCACCTATAGACAGTGATTTGGTAGGTTTCGCATTGGATAAAACTCTAATATCATTCTTGAAGACAGCTGTATATGTTGGTGTTACATCTGATATATAATCGCTTGATACTTCCACATTTACATATGACTTTTTGGTGTTTTTCAGAATTTCATGAACATTTGTTATTATGACATTTGAATTAATACGACTAAACTTACAATAAATATCAATCTTATTTCCAAATAAAATATTATTATCTACTGCAATAAATTCAATCGTTTCACCGCTGTTAGGAATTACATTATGTGTCACATAAAATATTCTCGCTGAACACAACTCCCCCTGTGATCCTCCTGATTTGAATATTGCTGTGACTTTCCCCTGTGGCAATATATAACCATCATCAAAATTTGTCACATAAAAATCAAAAGTAACGCCAAAATCCAAGCCACCAGCGTTTGCATACATTTCAGCAACTTTTACATAATAATTTTTGTTTTCTGAATTTGTAATTGTAGAACACATTGACTCTTGATAATGAAAAGAGCCATTTGCTCCAACCCTACACCATTTTTTGCCATTAATTCTTTCACCAACATCAATAGTGTTACCTTTTAGTCTTAATCCATCTTTAAGATTGACTATAGGTATGTTATTTGTTTTGCAATACGTTACAACCTCAATCAAATCGTCAACACCGGTTTGTCCCTCTGAAAATACATTTTTCCATGAATGCATTACAAATACCAGCCATAAATTATTTTTTACAGCATACTGAATATCTGCAATCATTCCTTCTTTTGTAATTGCATTTTTTTTATTATCTGAATCTCCAATACCGCTTCTTCTTAATATCGAATAATTGTCAAATATTCCTGTTCGCCCCATCCCAGTAGTATCGTATGCTCCATCATTGAATCTGTGTCCAGTGAGAATACAACATCTAAATATTTTTCTTGCACATTCATCCGTGTCTGGTGTCCAAGAGCCATGTGGGGCAACATAAATATCATAATCAAGCCCTCTTTCAAATAACCACTTAGATGATAATTCAAAATCAGTTTCAATATCGCCTTTTGTTACTCCGCTTTCATTTGTAACAAGGTCATTATAAGTATGGCTTGCAACTGTCCATCCATCAGATTTCAGCTCCTTGCATTGTTCGGTAGTCAACCATTTTGGGTTTTTATCAGCAGCTTTTCCAATTATCGCGGCTGAAGCAGGAACGCCGAGCGGCTTAAATATTTTTTTGTAGAAAATAGTATAATCTGTTAACTGTCCATCATCCGTAACAAAAGACACCATTGGCGTACTAATTTGACCGTATGACATATCAATTGTGTCTTTTACGGCATTTTTTGACAGTTTGTTTAATGTAATTGCACCATCTTGAACTGTCGTGGTTGCTTCTGGATGGTCATTCAGCCACTTCTTTACGGTATTATCAATAGTTTCTTCTGGTGCAGAATAACCAATATCTTCAGACGTGATAATGACATCACCCTGTTTTCCATTTACGGATTTTACTTTTCCAACATTAGGAAGTTCTGCTTTAACATTCCCTATATCTTCCTTTAGCGAACTAGTTTCCTCTTTCAACGACGCAACATCTGTCTTGTTCTGCTCGATCTGCTGTGCCTGTTCTGTCGTGGCTCCAGGAAGGACTGGATTCTTTTCAAGGTACTCATTTACTGCGGCTTTGATTTCTTCCGGTGAAATCTCACCGCCAATTCCTTTTAAACATAATTCGTATAAATACTTCTCTTTTCGCGTGATCGGCTTCGGGAGTTCGCCCGTATAATCACCTGTCAAGTACGCAAGATATTTTTCTTCCCTTGTTACTGGTTTATCTGCCATCTTTTTACTCCTCTCCGAATAATGTTGGTTCGTCTGGTTGAGCTTCTTTGACCATTGCTTTCGCTTCTTCTAATACTTTTACTGCTTCAGGCAATGTTTTATATGATCCAAAATAATATTTCTTCTTATTTCTTTTAATTTGCACCTTATAAGTTCCCTCACTATAATAAATTCCCTTATATCCTGTTTTGTTATCTTTTCTTATCCTCTGATTCAAACACTGAGTTTCACTATCAGTCCAACGGCAGTTATCTGGTTCATAGTTTCCATTCACATTTATTCGATCTATGGACAGTCCTTCCTTATATCCATTGTTCAGTGCCCATTGTATAAATGCTTGCGGTTCTTTTTGCCATTCTTCACAAACTTTTATTCCTCGCCCACCGTAATAAATATAAGCTTTGTCTTTTGGGTTATTACATCTCCCCTTCATTTTTGTATAAACATTGTACAACTTTGTCCTTGAATATCCATGTGTTTTTACAACTGATTCTTTTTCATAATTATAACATCCGCAGCTTACAGTACTTCCATTTCTTAAATCTCCATGTCTAACGATTGTGATATTTCCACAATCACATTTACACTTCCATCTCCGAATCATTTTACCTGTTTTACTATAAATTGGTTCAGCTTCTTCCATAACTACAAGTTTCCCATATCTTTCACCCTCAAGATGCAATCTTATCTGATTTTTCATATTATATTCTCCTTTTATACGTATATACTCATATACGTATATCATAACATATTTTATTCTTTACGTCTATACGTATTTATGGTATATTCGTATTAAAGGAGGTGCCATAATGGGTAAAATTAAATTTACGACTACCATAGATGAAAATTTATTGGAGCAAATCAAAATTCTTGCAATTAAAGAAAAGTGTTCCGTAGCATCTATTCTTGAAAAATTAATATCTGATTATTTAAAATCTAATTCAGAGGGAAAATAAATCCCTCTTTTTTATTCATCATCAAATAATCCTTTTGCTTGTGTTTTTTCTGCTTCTTTTGTCATTGATACCGCCTCGCCTTTCGTCATTCCTTCAAACTTCACGAAATACAGCCATGCCGGAACCTTGCCAGTGGTCACATACTGCCACCATCTTGCACGGTCGTTTTCACGTACATACAGGATGTCTCCGAAATCATAATTGACCTCGTATGCTCCGACAGGTGCGAGTCCGTACAGGTCAGCGTAAACGTTCAGTGCGTATATAACTTCATCTAGGCAAGACTCCAACTTATCCCTTACATCTTTAATGAACTGCACTGTCCTCTGCTGTTCTGCTTCTACTCCTGTAGCCGTCTGAATGCCGCTAGATTCGTTGAAAACAAAGTAGCCATTAGAGAATCCAATCTTGTACCCTAACTGGCTTAAAAGGGCATTTATGCCGGCTATACGGGTATCTGTGTTGAGCTGTGGATTGATTTCTTGATAGAACTCTTTCTCGAGCTGTCCGAATACATTCTTGACAAAGTGCGGTAAGTTCATCTCATTACGTCTGTTCTCCATACCCTGTGGTGACATGACTGCTACAGGTGTACCGCTTGGCATCAGCAGTCTATCATCTGCCAGAACAATCTTCTGCGAATCAAATATCTCTCCGGCATTACGGCTGTATGCAATGTCGAGATCTTTCAGCTCTTCAATTGCTTCTGCAAATATCGGTAAGCCAAGCGGTGTACTGATATCCACATTGTTCGCTTGCGGCGTCCGCAGTACTCCGTACAGAGGCCCGTCCAGCTTCTCTCCATTTGCCTTGAGAATCGGCGGCGTATCTGCCATAAGGTCAGCCCATTTGGTCTGTTTAAGGTCAATCTTATCACCGATTGACTGAGGGGATTTTGACACATAGGCTCTATTAGAAACGTAGTACGGATAGGTCGTCACGCCGTCCACGGTGGTTTCAACAAATCTATGATATTCAAGCCTTGTGTAGTATTTTCTACCAACAGTATAAGAATCCTTGAATATAATCCCTTTGATTTCCTGATTATCGTAATCCACAATCATCACGTCTGCCGGAGTAAATACGTCAAGGGTCTCGCCATTCGGCTTAATAAATACTGTTCCGTAGGCACATTCATATTCCACCCAGTGACGAATCTGGAAGTATACTTTGTCAATCTGCTCCTGCAACCACGTAGCCCTTGCAGAACCGTCAATCTGAATGCCGATCGCCAATGTTGCAAGTCTGGCAGTCTCGGAGCAGACGGATTTAGCAAAATTAATCGTCTTGATATTATTCTTGTCATCTAGCCATTCCGGTACTCCCCTGTAAATGTTCGCGCACCGGTTAATCAGTGATTCCATTTCTGGAAATTCTGCTGCCTGGATGTTGAAGTCCTCTTCGGCTTGTTTTTTGAATATCATATTAAACCACCTTTTTAGTGTTGTTATAA